GAGGAGAGCTTGTCTTTGCTTGAGGCGCTTAGTGAGATCACCGTTTCCGTTCTTACATACTTGAGCGCCATGTCGAGCTGTAAATGATCTCCAACGCTTTTGCTGCCATGCGTCCAGTTCAGGAATACGACGTCCCTTATAGTAACGAATGTACCATTGGAACCAACCACAAGGATCTTCTGGGGTGATCCAGCCCTTCTCTTCCCATAGAGCTTTGGGCTGAGATGCTCCTTCCATGAACAAGTTTTCTTCAGCAATATCGAGCTTGTTATTGAGCTCAGGAGGTAGAGGCATCAAACACTGCATCTCGGTAGCGTCATAATCAAAGTAATTACCATCAAACACGCCGAGCTGCAGCATTTGGTACGGATTGAGAAGAGGTTGAAACATTAACAATTCCTATTCATTTAGAGAGGCTATTATAACCTATCTTCAGTGAATTGTCAACTACTTTTTAGCTTCTTTTGCTCTCTTTTTTTCCATCAGAATGACTGCTTTGTCGTACTTAGCTTTGTCAACGATACCTTCTGATAGGAGTCGTTCACGATTGACCAAGTGAGCTGCTTGAGTCTCTTCCTTACTTCCACCGAAATAAGGTACACAATGACCTTCTTCAGCCATGATCTCAGTCACTCGGCACCAACGGTCATTCTTTCCATCGTAGACTTCGAAGTCACCAAGTACTCGACCGAACTTACCTTTCATGTCTTCGCCATGCTTGTCTTCGGTCGTCATTAGTTTAGCACCACCTTTCAGTAATACTTTCAAGCGAGCCTTTGCAGCTTCACCGAATAAATCTTCGACCCTATCACTAGTACGTGACTCGGGTGTATCGATACCCATGATCCGTACGCGCTCGTCTGTGAGTGTGATGCCGAAGCCTAAATCAATGTCTACGTCTACCGTATCTCCATCGACTACCTTGAGTACTTTTACATCGTACTTATTGTGCTGCATTTTATTATTCTCCTTTAACTAAATTTTTTTTGTAACCATTTGAATGTTGCGTATATGGATAAACCATAAAATGCTAACACGCTCATTGGTAGTGCAATGTAAGCGAGTTCCCAAGGACTTAAAAATAATACTTGCCACGTAAAATCAGCTACTGCTTGCGCATCACCGATATCTGCCATTTCCATAGAACCTAACTCATCAGTCAATTCAACTTCATATTCGTTTACGAAATTAAACCACTCTTCGCTGGTAAGACACACCATATCATCAGGACATTGATGTGCTTGGACTACTTGTTCCATCAGTAATCTACTTTTCGCCTCGTAAGCTCATTGCGGATTTTTTGCTTGAGCTTTGGCAAAGTGTTGCGACCTTCAAGAGCATTCTTCAGCTCGTCAGTCGAAATATTTTTAATGTAAGATCGTTGTGTTTTAGTCTTACCGGATTGTCTGTCTTTAACAACAGTGTCTTCTTTATATTTAATAGGCATTATACTTCCTCATGTTTTTGTCTATAGTCATTTACTGCGGCTTTGATTGCGTCTTCCGCAAGTACACTACAGTGGATTTTAACTGGTGGGAGGGCAAGCTCTGAAGCAAGGTCTGTGTTCTTAATCGCTTCAGCTTCATCAAGACTTCTTCCTTTAACCCATTCGGTAAGCAAGCTGGAAGACGCGATAGCACTTCCGCATCCGTAAGTTTTGAACTTTGCATCTAATATCACTCCATCTTTTACTTGTATTTGTAACTTCATAACATCGCCACATGCCGGAGCACCGACCATGCCTGTTCCTACATCATCATCTTTCTCGTCCATCCTACCGACATTGCGAGGATTTTCATAATGATCTATCACTTTATCAGAGTACGCCACTTGGAATCCTTAAGTGTTTTTTAAGATTGTTAAGATTACCTATGTAATTACCGTCAGCAAAAATATGAGGCATAGTTCGAGTATCGCAACCGGCTGCTACTAGTTCTTTATAATACATGGTAATTCCTGCATCATAGTATTGATACGGCTTTCCATATTTCCTACATTCTTTTACAGCTTGTGTACAGTACCCACATCCGCGAGTACCATAAATCTTAATCATTGCCAAATTCCTCCACCACTGAAAAATCCATAAAAAGTAAAACCTAGTAATGCTAGTGCTGCTATTAGTCCATACCAAGTTTCGGATTCCGACCAATCTTGTCCCGCTTGGATTTGTTTATAGCGAGGTTTTTTCTTTGGCATTGCTTCGTCCTGAGTTAAGTTAGATCTTCACCATACCTGCCTCGTTCACGATTACCATCACCATTAAGCTCAGTATAGTCCTGTTGCTTATGTTTTTGATTTTTATCATTCCAGTCAAACTTCTCAGCTGCTTTAGGATACCGAGTTTCTGCTGGATGAATAGTTTGCCCAGGATCGTAAGGTCGTTCAGTAGGATTATCAGACTCGTAAGCTAAGTCTCTATCCTTTGAACCGAATATACGATCCCACCCATCTTCATATTTTTTCGTTGCGACTTTGCTTTTGATAGCATCGCCAGTAATATCGTTTTTTGCTGTCACCGTCTTTCCTTAGATTTTCGCGCTACGGTACATTCTACCGCCCTTAATCGTATCTCGACGAAGTTCAAATGAGAGTCCACACTCTGCAAAGATTTCTTCGAGGTCCTCTTCCCAACGCCAATAAGTTCTTTGAAAACGATCGTACACATAATCGTCTGGCGTTGGTTCCGTATCACCATTAGCAGCGGGTGGTGCCCCGCCAAACGTCGAAAACATAGCTGACGTTGGATGATCATCCAATGCTTCTCTTACATTGCGCAAACCAATTCGCAGTTTCTCATCATTGATATGCGGCCATAGAGAATAAGCCCAAACAATGTGTACTTTCTCATCGCCTAAAGACGAAAGGTCAAAATTATCATTGACAATAAACCTAGGCTTTTGAGCTTCGAGAACTTTAGGATTAATCTCGTGGTTAAGACCATAATCAATAATCCTTTGATTCGTATCAAGACCAATATACTTACCAGTACCGTGAGTCTTAATTAGTCGTGCACCAAGTCGTAAAGATCCACAACCTAAATCTAAAAAGATTTTATCTTTGTCGTAGGCCATTAGCTCGTCATTAATAAAATCCCATTGCCATTTCTGAACTTCGGGCCAGTTACCACCTACCCATCGTCTATAGTGATCCATACCGTAGTGCGGATCAACTGCTTCTTCACTCATTATCTAATCTCCTGGTTGCTTTTCTTTCCAATCATTAATGAATCGTAATTTACGCTCGTGGCTCCAACCGTCTGGACCTTCTGACAAGTATTTATTGTCATCGTCAAATAGTTCAAGCATACGAGCCTGATCAACGATTTGTTCATCAACAATTTCTTCTCCCAAGTATTTTTGAGAGAACTCTTTCAGCTCTTGTGCATGAACAGCTTCACTTGCCCACAGCTTTGCAAGTTCAGCGGTTAGCTCAACTTCCTCATTAAAAGATTGAAGTGCTTCAGTTGGTATAACGTAACGCTGTCTAAAACTCGTTGTGCACGTTAATACAACATACTGACCTTCAAGTTCGCTCTTCATTATGTACTCCTATAATATAAAAATAATAGCTAAAATAAACCCCACATTCAAACCAATAGAACAAACAGTGATAAAGTCTTTAGTAAAACTTCTCTGCTCGAACTCTACAGTTTTGGGCATGTAACTCCTAGTCGTTGTAATTGATGGATTTCGTCAACTTTTGTTTCTGAAACTTTTCGTCTTCCCTCCATTCTTTCCAAACTTCCTCAGTAATCTTATCCTGAGCTTGTTGAGAAACAACAGCGGTGATTCCCCCGAACACCATAGGACACATCATAACGCTAAGAATACCTAACAATAACCCTAGGTTTTCCACTTAGCTTTTTCCTCACCCTTAATCAGTTTACGAGTACTATTGGGCGCACCAAAGTCTCGCTCATAAACTGTTTTCCCACGATCGGGACTTTCATAAATTTTAGGAACGCGCTTTACACTATCGTTCATATCAAATCTCCTAATATTTCTGATCGTTCTTTAATCTTCTCTGAATTCTGTATATTATATATTCAGCCTCAGGAAGGTCATCACCCATAAACTCAATAACTTTATCGATCATATCGAGCTTATCTATTTCATCATGCATGCGCTGAGCATGCCTCAGCCGAGCGTACATCTCAGAAAACTCGTGAGGTCCGAACGGCTTTTTGTTCTTATTAGAATCTTTTTCGTTCACTTCAGCCAACCAATTTTCAGACCAGCCGCTTTGCGTCGGTCGTACTCCTCAACAGAACCTGGATATCTCCAAGCCCATACAAGCCAAAATAACATGAAACAACCTATACCGATAATTGCTGCCGGCTTAAGTTGTAGATATATAAGCCAAGCAAAAGAAAAAGCAATACATGCTGCCATAATATACTTTGCTTTTGTTGGATAGATTCTCTTCTCAGTCCATGCTCGAACGTATGGACCAAACGTTGGATGTTCCCAAATCCACTTTTGTAAAGCTGGAGAGCCTTTACTGAAACACCATAGCGCAAGTAGCAAGAAAGATGTTGTAGGAATGCCGGGTACCAGTACTCCAATGTAAGCCATTCCCACCGATACTAGACCGGCGCCCCGCCACAAATATTTTGTTACGCTATTCATAATTTATACTACTCCTTTGGTTCAGATGCTTTTCGGCGTCTCCTTTTGGGTTTCGGCTTTTCGGCCTCTTCCTCTTCTTGTAATTTAAGCTGTAAGGCTTCTGCCTTCAACCGTATGCGTTCTGTTACCTCGTCTCCATTCAACCAAATGTCTTTGTTATTAAACATCAGTTGAAGTTCTTCCTCGGTGAGAAATCCATTGTAGAAATCTCGGAACATATTCTCGGACCATTCTGCTTCATATTTAAGCTGATCCATCATTTCACCACCCTTTCCAAATGTACCACCACTATAGTTATGGAACATAAACATCGAGTGATCAGATACTTCTACAAGGTCAGCTTGTAAAAATATAATCGTAGCTGCTGACATACACTGTCCTTCAACTGAGCATACGATAGTAGCTGCTGTCTCTTGTAAAGCTCGAACGATTTGTAAAGTCGTTAATAGATTACCACCACTTGAATTGATGTGAATCTTAACAACATCGTTTTCGCTACAATTACGAATGGTATCTAGCCAGTCGGTATAATCTTCAGGCGAACTTATCTCATAAAGATAGAATGAGTGCATCATTGAACCTGCTCGTGAATAGAACGGAGGTCCTCCCCCTAGCACTTTACCTAAATCGATTTTTTGTTGATCGTTACTTCTCATGTTATACTGGTCTCCTAGACATCACAGTAGTTAAACCTTTTGTTTCCTGTAGGTATTTATCTTCTACACCAGCATGTTGATCGAGTATTTCCGGACCACCGAAGACATCAATTGCCCGTCCTTGTCGTACGTATAATCCACTATCTGCTGTACTCCGTCCTTCGGAAGAGTTGTTACTACTTGCTTCCTCAGTCCTTCCTGACTCTTTATCGGCATCGGCTCTTGGCTCTTCTGATACATCATGTCCGTTGCCGTTGCTCCCGTCGCTGCTATTTCCGTCATCGATATCCATCCTCATTATTTGATCTTCGTTGACCAATGGGTTAATTTTAAGTCTATCTCTTTTGAATGCACCTGTCGATACAATCAAAAGCATGATAGCTAGTGGATCAAAAACTACAACTAGTAATATGATAATCCAACGTACTGCTACATCAAAATAATCAGCTGCATTTTCTTTTCCATATACAAATTCAGCAATATATTTTAAAGGACCAATTTCAACCTCGAGCTCAAGCTTTTCTTGTTGTAAAGGCGCGAGTTCCGTTTGGAGTTCTTCAATGCGTATGTACGCAACATCGATGCTCTCGTTGAGGCCTTTCCTTTCTTCTGCTTGACCTTGACGAGTTGCAATCGAACCTGAAGGACCTCGAATTCTGTCGTATTCGATAAGTGTTTGAACTTGAGAATCCAGTTGCGAGAGTACCGTTTCTGAGTCTGTAATGATTGACTGCTGCCTTGCAATCTGTCTCTCCAAGTTTTGCATTTGTAATTCATTGTTGCCTCCAGCTTTCACAGACTGTTCGATGTGAGCCTTTGAAAGATAACCAAATATGCCCATACTAGTTATGAACATGAGTATCAATATTGCTGTGGTAAAGTATGCACGTGTAAGTACATTAATCTTTTCCCACTCATAGTGTAGCCAAGCTGCACTGACAAGTTTACCTATTTCAAGTACACCGGCCATAATCATTACTGATAAGGCGGCACCACTAAAAATAGTCATGATGCCGACGATACTAAACCAAGCAGCGCATGCCGCTAAAAGAATTGCAGTAAATAAAGTTAGCCACTTCATTCTGAGTATCCTTTGTTTACCTCGCTATGTTTTTTCTCATCCGCTCTTACACTACGCAACATGTCTCGTAATCGTGCATCCGGCTTGAGATCGTAATAATCAATAGCAATTTGTGGGGCAGGTATATTTTCAACTCTACCCAAATCAATTAGATCAATGTACTCACTATAACTACGCACCGCTTCTAACTCAAAGTAATATATCATCCTATGAGCAGTCTTTGGAAAGAACACATACATAATGAAATAGAAATTCCAAAAGATTGCCTGTGCTGCTAATATTAAGAGACGCTCTAGTGTACTAGGTTTAGCGATCTCTATAAAGAACATCAAATGCATTCGCTCGTTTTCAGCTTCCGCTAAGAGCTCACGAATTTGAGGTCCGTAACCTGTTTTCATTTGACGTAAGCTTTTGAGATGGATCCACATACCGGCTACCATCCCAGGCACACCAGCAATTGTTTCAAGTACTACAGCACGATGACCATAGCGTTTTGCGAAGAATGTATCCGCAAAGAATCTAAAAAACTTAGTCATAGCATACGCTATATTATCTCTATTTAACATAGTTGAAAGCTTCCTTAAGAGCTTCGACCAACTCTTCCATCATACCATTGGTGTGAAGTGGTGTCGGTGTAATTCTAAGCCGCTCTGTACCCACAGCGACTGTTGGATAATTAATTGGTTGAATATAAATTCCATGTACATTTAGTAACCTATCTGATATTTCTTTACATCGCTTAGCATCCCTTACCATTATCGGTAATATGTGAGTGCAAGCGGATTCGTGTATATCGAGCCCTGCTTCCTTTATCATTGCTGTAAGTGATGCTGCTCGCTCTTGGTGTTTTTGTCTGAGTTCGTCGTGGCTACGAAGATATCGTATTGACGCGATGTTTCCGGCACATACAACAGGTGACGTGCTTGTGGTGAAGATGAAGCCGGATGCGATTGATCGAATAGCATCAATAACAATACTATCACCAGCAATATAACCTCCGTGGCCACCAAACGCTTTTCCCAAGGTTCCATTAATAATATCTACCCTCTTTTCTCCTATCTTTTCGCAGTATCCTCCGCCAGTGTCTCCATAAAGTCCTACTGCATGAACCTCATCAATGTAAGTCATAGCGCCGTACTCACCGGCAAGATCACATATTTCTTTTATGGGTGCTACATCACCATCCATACTGTAAACACTCTCAAACACAACACACGGAATCTTGCCTTCAGCTCGTGTTTTTCGTAAAGCTGATTTGAGCTCATCCATATTGTTATGTTCAAATAATATTTTATCTGCACCAGAGTGTTTAATGCCCATGATAATACTAGCATGATTCATGGTATCACTTACAAAGCAAATATTAGGAATGATTTTTGATAAAGCGATGAGAGCCCATTCGTTTGCAACATAGGCTGAGGTGAAAAGTAAAGCAGACTCGGTAGCATGCAATAGTGCTAATTCTTTTTCCAACGTTACATGATAATGTGATGTTCCACCAATGTTACGAGTACCACCACTACCAGCGCCAGTTTTGTCAAGAGCTGTTTGCATAGCCGTGATTACATGGTGATTCTGTCCCATGCAAAGATAATCGTTCGAACACCAATTGACTATAGACCGTGGCGAGTATTTACCATACCACGTTGCTTTAGGAAAGGCACCTCGCTCTCTTACAATATCATTGAAGACTCGATACTTGCCTTCAGCTTTGAGTTGATCTACTACGTCTTGAAATTTTTGTTTATTAATCATCAACTTGTTCCCAAATATTATCAGCGGTAAACCTAAAAGCGCCGATACACTCAAATCGATTCCAATTATCAATTATGCTGAGCATGTGTTCATTATTATCTCTATACAAGTAATATATATGCCCAACGCGAGGAACAAAATTATACTTAGCATTGTATACGAGTTGCGTTAACTCAGCCACCCTTTTCAGTTCTTCATATTCCCTATTGAGTTGTGCTAACTTTTCCTCGAAATATCGAGCTGCATTAGTCCCTCGTTCGGAGCGGAATAAGTCAGTGTCCGGCAGGGTGATAGCCGGCGCACTGACATTACTTCCATAGGGTAATAGGCCTGGATTCTCAGGCAGCGTATGCGTCATCCCAGTTACCTGATAGACCTGCTACTTCATATTCTGTCACACGATTTTCAAAGAAGTTAGTGTGATCAGCTCCATTCAAAACCCACTCAAGCCAAGGTAGAGGATTCTCTTTGACTTTAAAGTTTGGTTTCATTCCAAGTTGTAGCAATCTCCTATCGGTAATATAGCGAATGTATTCTTTTACTTCTGAAACTTCAAGTCCTTCGATTGTACCGAGCTCATAAGCCAAATCAATAAACTTATCTTCGAGATCAACGATGTCACTAGACATCTCATAGATTTCTTTCTTAAAATCGTTATCAACAACTCGAGCATGCTCCTTACAAAAAGCTTTGAAGAGTTTTGAGTTACCTTCGACATGCATACTTTCATCTCGTATAGACCACTCAACAACCTTGCCCATACCCTTCATCTTACCAAAACGCTGGAAGTTCAGAAGCATTACGAACGAAGCAAATAGTGCTACGCCCTCGTTGAACACTGATTTAGCTAGGGACAATCCAAGCCCTCTGAGAGTGTTTGTATCTGCTTTACGCATGTACTCGATTTTGTCGGCCATTTCTGAATACTCGAGGAATGCATGATACTCGCTATCTGGAAGGCCGAGTGTTTCATTGAGTAGAGCATAGGCTCGTTGATGGATGCCTTCCCTTGCAGCAAAAGATCCTAGCATGTTACGTATTTCGTTATTCTTAAACTTAGGAATAAACTGATCATAATAGTTTTGGCCAACAGCAACATCACTCTGGGTAAACAATCTCAATATGTTGATAATGTATTCTTTTTCAGTGGCAGTAATCTTACCACCTTTCCAATCAGCAACATCTTCTGACAGGTCAAGTTCGTCTTCGATCCAATGAGCTTTTTCATGTCGAGTAGTAATCTCAACAGCCCAAGGATAATGAAACGGCTTATAGGTTTCTGAGAACTCTAATAACCCACCTTGCTTCTTAACAAGTTTATCTGAAATTGCCATAAGATCATTATAGGTTCCGATATGCTTATCATCAATAAAGATCTGAGGTACTGACCTGACTGCTTTACCGTTTGACATCTTTTGATAAAATGCAAGTCGTTGCTCCTCATTATCAAGGAGAACTTGAGTAAAACCGAAACCATGTTGTGTAAACCAAGCTTTGGCTTTTTCGCAAAATGGGCAATTGCTCTTAGTGTAAATTAATACTTCCATCTTTTGTTTTATCCTTTATAGAATTAACCTTGGCAGGCCACACATTCGTCTTGTTGTGGCTCGCTAGCGTTACTGAAATTTATTGTGTTTGGGTTAATAATGTCGTCTAGTTTTTCACGCTCAACTTTTTGTGATACATTTTCAGCCTTGTTAGACGTTTCTGTACGTAAATAATATAGTCCTTTACAACCTTGTTTCCATGCCTGATAATGAACCTGGTGTAGATCTTTCTTAGTCGCACCGGCTGGGAAGAACACATTAAGTGACTGCCCTTGGCATAGATATTTTTGACGATCACCTGCTAGACGAATAAGTGATAACTGATCAAGTTCAATAGCAGTTTTAAACACTGCTTTGGTCTGATCGTCAAGGAAGTCGAGATGCTGAACAGATCCACCATTTGTAATGATCATGCTCCAGACCTCTTCTGTATTTTTACCAATCTTCTCGAGCTCTTCTTCGAGATATGGATTTTTATTTAGGTGAGAACCCACTCGTGTACGAGAAGTAAATGCATTTGCTTTCCAAGGTTCAATACTTGGAGATGTGTTTACAATCATAGATGAGTTAGCGTTAGGTGCAATAGCAAGCATGTGAGCATTACGACGACCAGTTCCTTCCATATCAGGAGCTTCACCGCGTCGCTTACCCATTTCAAGAGTAGCTTCAACAGCCTTTGCTTTAATGTAAGAGAAGATTGCGTTATTATGTGCAACAGCTTGTGGGCTATCAAAAGGAATACGATTCTTTTGGAAATAAGAATGCATGCCCATAGCGCCAAGACCTAATGAACGTTCTTGTTGAGCTGAGTATCGAGCTCGAGCAATCTCATCACCTGCATTATCAATAAAGAATTGAAGTACGTTATCAAGGAATACTGTTAAGTCTTTAACCATAGGAGTATCTTTCCACTCGTCATAAGCTTCAAGATTTACCGATGATAAACAACAAACCGCAGTACGATCCTCGCTGGTCACAAGGTGAATTTCATTACATAGATTCGATCCCCGAATCTTCATACCTTTTTGCTTTTGAGCGTCAGGCAAAGCAGCATTAGCTGTATCGATAAAGTTGAGGTAAGGCTCACCAGTACGATAACGAGTCTCGAGAATATGTTCCCATAGCCGACGAGCCTGAACAGTTTCACGTACATCGTTACCAGCAGGATCACGTAATTCCCAATCAGCATTCTGCTCAACTGCACGCATGAAGTTATCTGTAATGTTAACAGCATGGTGGAGGTTCAGATTCTTACGATTCACGTCACCAGTAGGAATACGCATGTTAACAAACTCAGTAATATCTGGATGATCAACATCCATATATGCCGCGTACGAACCCTTCCGCGTACGTCCTTGTCGATAAGCAACCATGTCAGCATCGACAGTATGTAGGAATGGCATAGGGCCTGGTGCTTTGTTTGATACAGCACGAATGTCTGACCAATGACCACCGACACCACCACCTTTTACAGACAACCAACGCAATTCTGCTGAGTGGTCGATTAGGCCATCCAATGTATCTGGAACGTAAGTAAGAAAGCAGCTAATGGGTAACGCCTTTACTTGTTCTCCTTTAATAGGAGCATTCGAGAGAACAGGAGAGGCATACATAAACCAACCTTTAGATACGTAATCGTAGATACGCTGTGCAAGTCCTTTATTACCACTACAATAAGCAACTGCTGCTCTAGCAAATGCATGTTGAGGAGACTTTTCATCATCCCGACAATAATAGTCTTTCAATAATTTAAATGATTGTTCTGATAACAGCTTATCTCTTTTAGTTTCGATTTCGATACCTAAGTGCTGCATTATTATTCTCCTTAAAATTAATTTTTGCTCACATAAGATTCCGCCAACGGGAATACTTCTGCAATAACTTTTGCAACCTCTCTTGCGAGCTCCATATGTTCTTTCTGCGTACCATGTCCACTTCGTAATTGAATGAAGTGTATCCAAGAACGTATTGTTCCATTGGCATATAACCGCGAAACTGTGTTACCTTCAGGTAGGACCGCTCGAGCCTGTTCTTTTGCAATACCATTTTCGATAGCCCAACGGTAAGCTTGCTTTACCTGCATGATAACTTTCAGTTGTTCTTCTTCCCACCTTTCATGTAGATAATCACTGTCAGTTTCTACTGAGTTCTGTCTATTCTTAAGATCTTGCAGACGAGCTTCTCTTATAACAAAGTCCAAATCTTCTGTTGGATCTGCATATCGTTGACTGAACTCTTGAAAACTAAAACTACGATGTCTTAAGAACTGTCTTGCTATATCTCTTGTTGTTTCAACTTCTAAACATGCACTTACCATTTCAAACGGTGACCAATGAGCATGCTTTGCTAAGTAACGCAACAGCTTCTCGCTCGTCTCTGAGTTAAATTGGTTTGTGGGATTACTTACTCGTGCGCAGAATGCTATTAGGTCTTCCGCGTCGGTAAGACCTTCATCTAATATCTCTTCTGCTGGTTGTGAGTAACTTACTAAACGCACTTTCATTATGTTTTTCTCCATTCCATAAATTTCAATTTTGCTTCCAGTCCTTTGTAAACATTATCTCGTATAACACCCTGAACATCTGTTAAACCATTCAGGTACATCTCGTTGATATCTTTACCGGGCACATTAGAGGGCCATATAACGATCTTATAGCCTTGATCAATTACCTTCGCCATCCTTTTATGTATTTCCAGATTACGCGGCTCAGCGTCGAATACAAAGACTGCATTGTCGGCTGCACGCCTCAGTGCTTTGGTACTACCTTCCGCACCGTTCATGGCCACTGAGTTTTTCACGAAGAAACTATCAATGGCACCTTCTACTACGTAATATTGACGATTGAAATCAACAGTATCCAATCCGAAGATCTTAGGGCGATCATCGAACATGATAGTGATGTATCGTATACCCTTAGGATCAAACCCACGAGCTGATACACCAAAAACCTTCTTGTGTTCGTCTAAGAAGGGAATTACTAATCGAGGTTCGTCTTTATCTACCTTTTCGAATTTATTTGGGACGATACTGTTGATCCATCCTTTGAACTTTGGCGTGTAGTAAAGACGATAGTGGTGATTCGCTGGAATCTTCCTCTTTTCTATATAGGCTTTTACGGGATGATTCCATGCCAATTGTGAAACTTTTTTGATACTTTTTAAAGGATTTTTTTCGAACCTCGGAGCTTCAAACTTAGTTGTCTCGAGGATAGGTTTCGTATTAGCATCTGGCTTTTTAAGAAACTTATCAGCAACCCAGTCATTGTACATCATTGGATCTTGGCTCTTAAGGAAGTAAGAGAAAGACATAGATGCACCACAGTTATGACAGTAGTATTGGAACTGACTGTCACGTTCAAGTAACCAACCACGAGCTTTAGAGCGAGACTTTTTACTGTCACCACAGATAGGGCAACGGAAGTTAATCTTATATGGATTGGTGTTACGTATCTTAAAGTTATCTAGCCGGCCGGCCAGTTGCTGAGCATATTGCAGGTCTACAAATTCTAACATAATATAAAGAACACTATTGTTTAAGTTGGTAAGAGGATTATAACAGGTCTAGGTGCAAATGTCAACCAATAAATGACATTAAATCAAATTCAGAAGCCATAGTGAGCACGAAAGCAACCGTAGCAGCCATACCTAGTATCCACCACTTCCCATTTTCAATCCCCCTCAAGCGGCTCTCCTGATCTTCAGTGGCAGCCTTGAGTTCATTCATACGTAGGTCGAGATTACCGTTGAGCTTACTCAGAGCATCCATAATTTCTTTATTACGTTCGGATCGGTTCAGAGCGGATTGATCGGATAATCTCTTATGATCATCTTTAGAAGCACTGCGATATTCTTCGAGGCGTTTGTGAAGTACTTTGGTACGAGCAATGTCTTCTTGCTTATGCTCTTCGATATTTTCTTTAATGTCTGTCAGTTGAGCGTCAAAGTGTTCGATGATTTGTTGCTGAACGGCAACGCCCTTGGCCATATCTGACATTTCTGTCATAACCGTATCGACTTTATCGAAAAAACGCTCGATTGTTTTGATGTCTTTCTTTATAAGAGCGACATCTGTCTTTAGATCATCTTGATCTGACATGAATACAATTCTCCAGTGGAATTATTATTATATCACCGAATCATGCTATTGTCAACTATTTATTTGAAGGGGCTACTTTGATTCAGCCTTTGACTCGTTCTGGTCAACTATTTCTTCTGGCTTTTTCTTAGTAGTAACTTCGCGGTAGTATACGATCACCTCTCCGAGTTCACGTATGTACCTACGAAGCTCTTGAACGTTACCAGACATAAGTTCATAATCTTTAATTGTAGATGCAATGAAGAGGACATCTCCACCTGTTGCAATCTTAATATCATCGATAAACTTATCTAAGTAAGTGTAGTCTTCAGGCTGGTTGGGATTTTCTTTCTCTTCTTGAGAACAAATCTTAGGCCGGCGGGTTTTAGGAGTACCGTCTTCTGTGAGTTCAGGCTCACCTGCCTCATTGAGTCTTGGTACTTTTTTACAAAGGTTTGCCACTCGTGCTTCTGACACGACATACCATTGTGGGGAGTCTAGCTTTAAAGGAGATGGCATTGTAGGTTGAATGATTTCAATCTCTACTGGTTTAGCAATAATCTCAATAGGCTTTTCAGGCTGGGCACCTACACCCCATCGACCTAGTACTGAACAACCACTAATTAGGCTGATCGTCACCAATAGCAGCAATGTTCTTGCTATCATTCTCTATCTCCTCAAAAATCTTTTTAGTTGCGCTGTTAGTGCGATTCGTAATCAACCCAGGCTTAGCTAACGCAAGCTTGTCAAGATTATGACGGGCAAAGATCGACATATAACGATCTTTCTCAGCATTAATCTCTCGGTTTTTAGACTGGAGGTTGGTTAGCGCTTTTGCCTGTAGCTCAAAGGATTCTCTAACAGCAGCCATTGCAGCTTTTTGTTCTTCAACCGCTCCTTCAAGTTGTACCACATTTCCTTTCAATACAGCGTTATTAGCTTCGAGTATTTGATTTTGTTGATAGAACCAACCTGCAGCTCCACCTAGCGCTAGTATAATTACAAAAAAGATCTGGTACATTATTCTTCCTCAACGCGATAATTTAAGCCGGCATTAGCTCTTACATTAACACTCTTTTTGTCGGCTGTTATAAAATTAAGCTCTTTCCAAGTTTGCTTCAGAATCTTAGGTACACCTTCGTATACTATATCATCTGAATTACCAAACTTAGAATCATAAGACACAGTAATCTTAAACGTGGGCTTAGTGGTCCACCACTTCCATAACCAATGTAAACCTTTAAACGGGGATGCAAGTACTAATACAAGCCCCGTCCAAAGTTTACGACCGAATGATTTCACCCACGGGTACAGCGGTTTCATTGTGAATATTAACCGCCACAGTTAGATGCGTATAGACCTTCTGCCTTAGCGCCAGTACAACCGTACTTCTCTTTAACTGCTTTCAGTACTTCAGCTTTAGAAGCACCTTTACCGTGCATAGCTTTCATTTCTTTGGCAACTTCTTCGTCGTCATCGCCATCATCAGAATCGTCGTCTTCAGACTCGTCTTCGTCATCTTCGTCGTCGTCTTCTTGTACTTTAGCTTCCATCATATCACGATACTTCTCTTCAAGAGCGGTACGGATACGTGCACTCATCTCCTCGTCAAAAGCTTCCTTGAGCTTCAGAGGATTGTTGTCGATCGCCTCAGCGATGATTTTTTCAATAGACATTTCTATTCTCCTTGGTGGAATTTATAACTAGTTTGTTATTTATATAGCTTCCAGTCTCGCCATTAGACGCTCAGCGCGATTACCAACCTGGCGGAACCAAATAGAGTCACGACCTTCTGGTGCAGCACCGGCCCAATCGCCCTCTATCAATTTTGTGTTAAAGTTTTTAAACTTGCTTAAGCGTGGACGTCCAAGATTGAAGAGCATGTTAACCAAGACTTCTTGTACTTCGTCAGGAAAATCTTCCCAGGAGTCGCCGTATAAAACAACACACTCGCTAATGGCGATATTGAGGTCTCGATCAAAGCATTCTCGTACTCGTTCTTCGTCGACAGGAGTTCCAACTGATTGTCCGTGCTCACGATCTTCTTCAAGGACCAAGTGCCCGACTCCGAAGGTTGCATATCCAAGATGATCTTCGTAGATTTCATATACTACACCTTCATCTATTTTAAGTTGTTCAAAAACTCTTTCTTTACTTTCAGGGTTCATTTCGTATCCTTGATCAGATCTTTAAATTGTTTCTTTTTGCGACGAGTCATTGCAAGCTTAGGCTGATGCTTTACACTTCGCCCAGGCTCACCTTGATCGCCAACACCCAATCCTGCAATAGCACCACTACCCACACTCATAGTTGGTTCTTCTTCTATTGCCTTTTCAAATAGAATCGAGTACTCTTCCTCGAATGCTTGTAAACGTAATTCAAGTTCAGAATCATCAAGATCTGAACTTTCGTTAAGCATGCCCGCTTCTTCCATACGAGCTTCTTCTTTGACTAACCACAATGCGGCTGCATATGTTCCTAGGCGAGTAGCACCACCCGGAAGTTTAGCAAGTAGTTTCTTAATGTTAAGTATTAACTTATCGAATATACCAAATGCATCACGCTGGGCTTTCTTAACGAAGTCCTTACGCTTGATAAGAATGTTGCCGTCCTTATCTATGATATCCAGCTTATACGCCTCCCACTGATCAAAAGGCGTGACAAGCCTTCTGATGAATGAGTAAACTAAAAATAGGTCTACTACCATTTAAATTTCCTTTAGTCTAGTGACGATAGCTGAATCGGAATCAATACTATTTGCATTAATCATGATATCATCAAACGCTACAACTTGTGGCATAAAGTTAAGATATTCCACAAATGGCTTTAAGTATTGGTGATACTCATGCAATCTCATAAACAACATATTAGTAGCTTGAGAGCCAAATACATTGTAAAGAACTATGAGATGATTAAGAATAAGCCTTTCTTTTAAATCGTCATCTAATCGATATCGACTGAAAAGTTTTCGAAGATATTGAAAGCGTTTCATATCTTCTTCAAATTCTGTCATCTCAGTGCACTGTGGATTATCATAGTGCTTCATCGCATATAGTACAAAAGTTGATTCCGTCAATTTCATAATGTAGTTAAGTTAACTAATCCTTAGTCAGCTACGATATTATCTTCATCGGCTGTATCACCAGTTACACCTAAGTCACCAGCAGCAACTGCAGTTACCTTCATAGGTACCAAACACTCTGCAAAGTGACGACCGTTTGCTGTGTGATATAACCACCAGCCTGGACCTGTAAGACCCTTAGCACGGTTACCAGCAACAGCTGCTTCGGTCAAGTCGACGAATACGGCATTATCCATATCGTGAGACTTGTTTGTATTAGCAGCAGCGGTTTCCAACCACTTAGGCGCGTCGGCCAACGTGTCAGTCTTTCCCCATAGTGCCATTTCTATTCTCCTTGGTTTTTATTATTATTTTTAATAACAGAAATTATTTCAACTGTGCAAATAGCAAGTCAACAAGCTCATCTTTCTTTTTGCGCTTGTCGAGCTCAAGACCAACTTTCCGACCTTCTTCTTCGAGTTGAGTCTTGGTTAATTTTTTCAAAGAAGCTTTAGTTACCTTTGCTTCTTTCTTTGGTGCCGGTTTAGCTTTTGGCTTTTTTGCTTTTGGCTTAGGTGCCGGCGTAGGTTCTACCACTTCTACCACTTCACCTGGCTTGTCAGTCTTAAAAAGACCTAAAATCCAATCTAATAAAAACATAATTTACTCCTAGTATATATTATTTAGCTTCTTCAACTTCTTCGTGAATGCCAACCTCTTTCTTTGAGAGCTTGGTGAGAATATTCAAAATCTGTGGAGGTCGAATTCCAGCAGACATCAGTGCTTGGTTAATATCACCCCACTGATAGAGCTCTTTATCGCCTCTTTTATTATACTTACCGGGTGCCTCAGAGAGATCTTCCGGTGACTCAGAAATGAATGTGGTGAAGTTTTTCATTTTTTGCTCCGCGTATATTATTCAGCTTCTTCTTTCTTCATCGCTTTCTTAATAGCTTTGCGACGTTTATGTAGATACTCATCGGAAGAATCGACATCGCCATCGTTATCAATGTCAGCGTCAGCCTTTCCTACAGGATCCATTTTCTTTTCTTCCAGTCTAGCAGCGATTGCTTCATCTAACTTAGACTCGATTATTTCTTTAAAGGACATGTCTGTCTCCTAGTATACTTTAAACTATTTATTTATTGGAGTAATCCGAATCTTAAGATCGTTTACTCCTTTAATTAATCTGTGGTACTCGCCTTCTCTTATTGTAAACCCTACTCCTGGCGCTAATAAAAAAGGTAGAGAGCCTTCTGGTTGGAGTCTCCATCCATCACCTTCAAGCACTTCGATTATGCGATCTTCGTTATCCCTGTGCCACACATACTCACTATCATCTTTTGTTACATCAAAGATACGAACATCATCGATATCCGTATAAGGCATATTAAATCAAACCAGATATCATCTTAAGCGCATCAATCGCTTTTTGAGCATATATCTTGTTTTGTTCGCGGGCAAGGTCAGCTTCAACACCTTTCATTTCAAGTAAATCTTCTACGAGTTCTTCATACTCGCCCAACGAAAGATTACCACTATCAAATAATTCCTTGAGCTCACGTACAGCAATTTCTGTTTGAGCATGCCATAATGTTAATTCTTCGAGTTGCTTAACATCTTCAATCAGTGTTTCTGACATTATTTTCTTCCTCCGAATACTTCAAGTGACTGAGTCGTCACTTTATGTATGTTTTGTCTTTTAAGCCTACAATATGCATCACTAGGATTTTCCCTAGCAACCAGCTCATCAGTTAGCGAATTTAGTTTTTGATATATGGTCGTAATGTTATCATTTAAACGGTATTTAGAATATGTATACAACCAATGAGTTCTATAATCCATTTGACTAAGAATTGGTTTCATGCACCACAGTCCGTCTTCACCCATTGCTGATATTACATTGAGTTCTACGAGTTTACCGTACTCAACATTATCAAAGTCACTTGGTATAAACTTACCAATAGATGAACACCCTGATAGTACAAATATGCATAATGCTAAACTTACTATATTTTTCATGTTCATGATATTACTGCCCTGATATAATCGGAATGGACTATGACAGCGTCTTGTCCATTAATTCTGACTGGCATTGATTTATCCCATTGGAGATATACCGTATCGCTTTGTTCGAGCCAAGTTACTTCTGGCCCTTTAGCAATTACCACACCAGGTTCTGATGCTGTTGCTTTAACTTCAGATGATAATATAATACCACCCTCTGTCTTTGTTTCTTTTGGCGCCGCTGCTACTAACACATTGTCACCTATCATTTTGATACTCATATTTTTCATTTTGGATAAACCACCTTCACATTTAATTTTTTAGCGTAATACTCAGCATCTTTCTTTGCTTCACCTTTAAGTCTATGATATAGACCGGATGATTCCCAACCTAAACTCCGAGGAAGAGTATGCCAAGCTTCGTAACCATTCTTATCAACTGGAGTTACATACCAACCTAAACCAGGATAGCGTACAACTTCAATTTCGTGTACTTTACCATTACCAACAGAAGGGGCACCAGTTTTGATAACAATTTCGTTAAACTCTTTAAAACCCTTCATTTTGATTTCCCCTTCGTGGAACCTACTAAACCTTATCATTACCAGAAGTAGCTTCCGCCACCTTTGAGTCCAAGTGACTTAGCGTATCTTGGGAGTCGGCAGGCCCAGTAGCCTGGAGAGAGTTTATCAGTTTTAGTGTCGCAAGCGTGTCGCGCTGCAAAGCTTCTTGCCGCGTCTCTATCATTGATCTTAGATGTGAGTCCACCTTTCTCATCACCGAACTCAATCTTTTTGATATTACCTGTTTTAGGGTTTCGAACGTAAACGACATATTTTTTCTTACCTGAGCTGCGTTTTGGTGAGTTTAATTCAGGATCTTTGTCTTCTTCTAACTCGATCATTGGTTGCTCGAGAGGTACTGTGACTCCCTCGTATATACCAAAGCTCTCTTTAAATCTTCTCATTAGTTTTCTCTTTTTACTTGAGCGTCTTGGTTGTCATGTCGACGCTTTAAAGATTCTTTTGCTCTCTTATGTTGAGCATCCATTCTCTGTTTTTCTGCTGCTTGACGAGCATTCAATGCTGCATCTTCACAAAACGTACTAAAACTTTTCATCTGTGTTACTCGGCGTTGCAATCACAATGAGGACAATCTGCTGGGCATTTACAGTCTTCAGCTTTTACATCAGAACCGCAACACTTGTCAGAACAACGCTTGGTGTCTTCGTTCAATTTACTAATTTTCATACCGGCAACATCAACGTTTTTGCTCAGCGCTGCTTTAATTTTTGCTGGATTAAGTTTGCTTGCATCACCGCGAGTACCTACAGATATTGTACCTACTCTTTTACCTGATTGTGGACTAGGAGATTCTGTATCTGTTACTAAACCGCCTAATGGTTTAACAATCTTTCTTACTTCTGATCGGCAAAGATCCCATTCGCTTTTTAATTCTTCAGCTTCAGTTCTCTTTAAACTGCCTTTAGGAAACGCTGATGTATAATCAACCTTAATCTCAAGTGCTTGAGTTAGCTTTGCCTCTTGAATATAAGTTTTAAAATTTAACATTTATCCTCCGAACTCGTGTCCTGCGACTCGTTTCATTTGTTTTGTGAATTCTTTAAAGGATGGTTTGTCCTTGTAAAGCTTAATGGTGAGATGAGATTTGTCTTTTCCTTTGATTCGCCAGTTGTAACCTTTTTCTTTGTGTTCCGGCTTCGTTGTCTTAACAACTCTACGGGGATAGCCCTTTTCCCAAGTTTCTGATCCTTCATTTACTTCCTCTTTAGGTACACAATTAGGTACTAATCGATTACCTTTCTTTTTCATGCCAACTTGTTTGTGTGAATCCCAACAAGCTTTTTCTAAAAAAGACTCAAGATTCGAAATATTTATGCGGAGATGCTTTGGTAAGTCTCCTTTGTCTACTAGCTTATTCAATGTCAGAATCAATTGATTACCGTCTCGAGGATTCAATCCCATCATTTGAATTACTTTTTGAACACCACGATTACCTTGCCCAGGATTCTTACGGCGCCAATCAAGGTAAAATCTTACAATCTTTTTCATTTTAGGGGCGAGTACTAAACGACGAATAAGCTCTTGAGTAGTTGTCTCGTCTAGCGCTTCGTCAAGACGTACCTGCTCGATAAAATTATTGAATGATTCCATGGTGATTATCCGAAGTATTGTTGGAGTTTCATGTAATCGTTGTCTCTTACAAATCCACGGTCAAGTGGGATTGTATGAGCAGAACCTCTATACATAAACTCTATTGATCGATCAGTCTTTTTGATTTTAGACCCACCATTTGAGCGTATTTCTTTTTCAACAGTAGAAACCGAAACAGCACCTTCTTGTAAGTCTTCTCTTACAATCTTAGCCATGCTGTCACCAGATTTTGCTCGAGGGTACATGCTATTAAATGTCTTTGAATCGTGTCTGCTAATACAATCAGCAATATATTCTGCAACGTCTGTGTCTAAACCTTTAATGTGTTTCTTAAGGTCTTGAAGCTTAGTGTCTTTATAAAGATCGTGAGCTTTCTTAAAGTCAGCCTTATCAATGCCACCAGTCTTTGCTTTATTAGCAAGATTCTTAATTACATCTTGACGACCTTCTTTCAAACCACCCATTGCATTACCGTAGACTTTCTTTTTGATACGACTTTGACGATTGCCTTCAGGCTTCTTACCATCTTTACGCTTATCTGCTGCAATCTCTGCTGCAGTTGGCTTACGATAAGCTTCATTAACTCGGCGTAATACAGCACGTACCTGAGGATGCTTAGACAATCCTTTCTTTAACTTTTCAATTGCTTGAGTAGCACCGGTCATGTTACCACCAGCATACCGCTTATCAGTAGCAATACCAACAGCCTGTCGTATTTCCTTAGTAGTAAAAGCTTCTTCCAAAGACTCTTCATGCATACGATCAATTTTAGCACCTTTCATGAATGCAAGCTTGACATGCGCAGCAAGTTTAAATAGCTTCCAAGCCTTTTTCAAAGCTTCATCAGTATCTTTAGCTTGTACTGTATGGAAAGCACCGCCATAAGTAATTTTGAACTTTGGTATTTTAAGGATCTTATTCAATCGATCACGATCAATCTTAGGAGCTTTTTCGTCAAGCTTAGCTTTGTTCTTGGCGCCAATGTCCGTGATACCCTGTCCAGGTGTGTCCTTTCTCAAAGTATCGGTGAGCTCTTTAGTTCCCCAGTCACCGGCTCCGGATTTTTCTACGAGGTCTTTGAACTTAATAGTCATTGCTTTTATTTTCCTTTATGCTGTGCCCAGAGATCTTTATCTGCTGTAGTTCGTGTTTTACCGCCGGTGGCGAATGAATTAATACGCGCTAATCCCCACTGTGTAGGAGTAGTACCAGGCCTATGACCGGTTCGCCATGCAGCTACACCTCGATCAAATACCTTCTTAAGAATACTATAAGAAATACCAGTCTTTTCTGCTTTATTCTTAATAGCTGCTTTTGGATTGCTTTCAAAAATAAATTCAACAGTCTCGGCCAAATTGTTAAGATTCTCTTCAACCAATGTACCGTCTAGTTCGGTTACCATTTCATCAAGCTTTGGCTTACGAAACATTTTAAAGCGTTGGTCAAGTTTAACACTACCATCTTGCTTAAGTAGCATGTGTGGCTTTCGTAGATATGCTCTTTCAAGGTTACTACTCTTTTCACCAAACATTTGCTGGAATTTAGTGGTATGATTTGAAGGCTTGGTCTTTGATCTTTTATCACCAGGGGCTGGCTTATATGCAGCAGGATTATCATCATCCATTTTTGCTTGCTTTGCAAACTGAGCTTTGCGCTTAGATGCAGTACTCTTTGCGAGACCAGAATGATATGATGCGCCTTCATCAACTCGCTGTACAACTGTATACTCGTTATAGGATTCAGGAGTAGATGCTGCTTCGACTAAAGCTTGTTTTACCTTAGCGTGTTTAGTAATACCCTTACTAATCTTTTCGATTTCTTTGATAGCATAGTTTTGATTAGCACCTAATTGCTCGGCTAGATCTATTGCACGTTGAATATCAGTCTTACGAGATTCATTAAATGCTTCAAACTTCTGATTGACATCTTCGGTAATCTTTGGTACACTAACAACAGTTGCACTGCGCTTAACTGGATTACTTGGATTTGATTTAGCGATACGACTAGCAATACGATCTTTTTCGTCTTGCTTTACTTTAGGTAGCATACGTCGCATTAGAATATTAAGTCTGGAATCTGGTATTTTTGCTACTCGATCATCAATACGTTGACGGGCACTATAAGGAAGATCAGCGTAATCTCGTGACTTAGCAAACCTTTGCTTTAAAGCACGGATGACTTGACGACGAGCTCGCTTTTGTAAAGTATCAATAGTTGCTTTACGTCTCATTGCTCGACGTCGACCCATTTTAATTTTACTGCGTAGACGACGCATGATCATCTTACGCTTGAGTCGTTGTTGTCGAGTTAATGCTTCATAGATTGATTCAACATGAACAGGCTTACCATTGATGTGTACAATAGGCTTACCTTCTTTGTTAACGTTACCGTCCCATACACCTTGCTTATGAGCTTTACGAGCTTTTTTAACGAGTGGATGGTTTTGATCTTCGTTAAATTGAGTTGATTCATTAACATTCATACCAGTTCTCACTGAATTAAATACCGCTTTACCTTGACTTCGTAGTTTAGTAGGTAATCCTTTTTTGAATGACTCCATGTCACCGTCTTTAGCTAATGCCCTCATCTTAGAGGCTGACATCCCTGAAACATCATCAGCGTCTGGATCGCGTTCCCCCGCAGAAACCACCTTAATAGACTTATAGGTGTAATCCTTACCATTATACTTATTTAATAAAGTATTGAACTCTTCAACACGGTCACTACCAGCAACCACGATAAGATTTTCAAATTTACCTTGTAATTCTTTAGCTACATCAATAATAGTACGAGCTTTTGACTTTTGAATAAGTTTAGTACCAAAGGCTGTTTTGGCAAACTTGATTTTCTTCTCGTACGAAAGAGGATTTTTCTTAGCGTCTTGAGAATGAGAAAGGAATATAAGAGGTGTAGCGTTATTCTTTACACCTGTACGAATTACCGCATTTGCAAGTTTTTCGTGGCCAACTGTAATTGGATTCATTCGACCAAAACTAATAACCGCTGTTGAGTCTGCAGCAGCTTCATCGAGAGTAGGCTTCACATCTATATACTTAGATGGATTACTAATTCGTTCGCCTTTACCTTTCGACTTTTTGGCTTTCTTAGTGGCAATTGACTTTACATCATCGGCACCGCCATCCACTGTCTGTTCGGCGTCGTTTCCAATAAATTCTCTTATTGATTTTGGGCCCATAATCGATTTCAGCCTTTTACTTGTTTGGTTTTAAATGATAGATCTACACTGTTATTTATAATTTTTTGCAAAGGAAGAAATAAATTCATAGTTCATAACCGAACTGTGGCCACCAGACCAAATAGTACTATCTCGTAACCATCCCATAGCCGGTGTTGGGCTAGCAATTTTAAGTGGTACTTGAGTTTGTCTTTGTCCTCGTATAAAGTAAGCATTATCAACACATCCCAAGACACCGCGCCTTGCGATTTCAAGACATAGGAATTGAGCAGTTTTACGAGTCATCGCGTAGGCGTGAGCGCCCTCGTGCCCGTCTATATCAATGAGTTCTGTGGGTGGGCCTGCTGCTTCGTGGTCGTAACGGCCTGGCTCTTTAAGTTTATAGCCGAGGGTTACAATATATCCATCAGGTATTTCAATACTGGGATAGTGAAGCATAATTGCATCATGTTCTAGTAGAATACCAACGTCTTCATTTCCTTCAGCAATACGTTTCCATATTGCGCCGTGGCCGGCAGAACAGGCATTTGCTTTATGTTGTGGAGCAGGTTTGGGTACGTATCTTACTGGTTCTTGATATTGAGTACGTAGACCTGTTAGCGTCCAAGCCATTTTGCCTGTCATGTTTTGGTATCCGCGGTGATACTCCCAATCTAAACCAACTCGATCGCAAGAATCGGAGCATACCTTTGCGCAGTCATTTGAAACTGGATCATTTATCTTAAGGATATAAGCTTTAGCTGATTGGGCCATTGGTGAGTCTCTCGTACATCTCAAAGTCTTCTTTAAAGTGTCTACGCAAATCTGCCATAGCGACATCATCGAATCCTATTTCGTTTTTACGAGATTTACGAATACCTGACTTGTGCTGTGGTAGAGGATAAGTAACTTCGATTTTACGATCATACAAAAATTGAAATAGTTCTTCTTCGAGATTTTCATATAACCAATAACGACCAACAGGCTGATCACCTATTTTGCATAGGCTTGTTTGACGTATAGTTGAGTTTGCTTCGTTTTTAAATACACCGTTACGAGTCCAAGACTTATATTCGTCAAGGCTAGCAGAAGTTAATGGTGACTTAAACTTTTTAAAGAAGTAGTACATGCTTTTCTGTCGATCGACTGGATTACGCAATAGAGCAAATACGTCGTATTCTCGAGCCTGCTGTTCTGTAATAATATTCTCGTCAATTAATTGATTTAGCGTAAAATGGTAGAAAGCATAAGGTCTATATTTACCTACGATCGCTTCATTTAATGTACCAGGCAGTTTACTATCTTCGACTTCAGTATAAATTGCGTTTGGATCATCTACATTACGGATAAAGAAATCTGATAGACTACTGCTAGCGGTCTTAGGGGTGCGTAAGAATAGAAATTTATATTTGTGAGACAAATACATTATAAAACTCCATCTGAATATTGTTCACAGAATGCATGCATTCCAGTTGATCCCCATTTATGGTCAGCATATATTTTATCAGGTCCATTATATCGCTTTGCACCTGCGACATAAAACTGAGGAATGAAATAATGCGAAGGGAATATAGTTAGTTTTTCTCGCCATGCTGGAACGTGGCGAGCTAAAAATTCGTTGCCGGTACTCTTATATGGCTGTGGGTCTAGTTGCTGAGGCCTCAGCTTGTGTAATTCGTCTAGCACCATTCGTATAAAAGGATTGCCTGGATTACAACCAAAGATTGGCTGAACAAAGTTTGGTCTGCCCTTTTCATTCTCGAAACAAGTGTAGCAATGGTCTTCAGGACTTTGTAATAGATCTTCAACGTTATTTAAGCACACCATATCGGCTTCTGCTATGAACCCACCATTCTCATATAGTAATTCATAACGAATTAAATCCGATACACCAGGCCAAAGCTTAGCGTTATAGTAGGCCTCAATAAGAGATTGATTATACCATCGACGATTCTTAAGCATACTATCAGAGAAAATACTATACTCCCAATCAGGGTGCTTATCTCTCCACGTGTACATCCATTTCAACGGAGCCGGCTTGGGCCCAATCCAAATGTGACTCATTTTCTTTTCAATACTTACTTCCATTATTTTGCCCTAAACGGTGGATCAAGATCGCCTTCAATCCATGTATTAAATGCACAACAAAAACGCTTTACATCAGTTTGAGATCGATTCACTCCATGCAGTGTCTTAGATGGGAATAACAATATCATTCCATCGGTTGGCTCTACCTCAATAATCCTAGTGTTAATATCATTATCTGAAAATTCAAAATCAAGTATATCACCGAAAAGATTCTTTTCACGAAAGAAGCATATATTACCACAGTCCTTATAAGTCTGTAAATATAGTACTCCTGATATAATACTATTAGGATGCCAATGCATGTCAGATTTATCATCTCGGCCGTGCTTCATTACCCAGCTGTCAGTGATCCTAAGCTTATGTCTTCGAGACATGCCTAAACTATTATGGGCATAGTCCTCAATACGAGATTGAACTTCATCTTTAAGGAACGCTAAATCATTATCTAATATTTTATAGTTAGATGAATGCCAACGATCTTTAGTATCAATACGCTTAAAATCAATATCCGACAAGATAGGATTCAAAACGTTTTTGTCAATTCGAATCCTATCTTTATATATCGGCGTTGAAAAGGCTGGGTGTATCTTATTCACTATTGTTGCAACAGGTCTGCTATTCTTTCTGCTAACCTTGAGAACCAAGCTTCATCATGGCCTCTCGTTGTTTCAGCAGCCGTACCAATACGAATACCACTTGTTTCAATAAAGGAACGAGGATCGTTTGGTACTCCATTTTTGTTTACGGTGATACCATTCTCTTCTAGTAAGTCTGCAAACTGCCTACCACTATATTTGCTCTCACTCAAATCCATTAAGATAATATGTGAGTCAGTACCACTTGTTTGTACAGGTATATCACGTTCTTCAAACACCGCGCACATAGCCTGAGCATTTTTAATTACGTTTTCAGCATAATCAAAAAACTCTTTAGTGTCTGCCTCAAGGAATGCTTGTGCTTTAGCCGCAACAATATTCATCAATGGTCCACCTTGAGTGCCTGGGAAGATAGCTGAGTTAATCTTCTTACTATACTTCTCTTCGTTCCACATGATGATTCCACCACGAGGTCCACGTAGAGTTTTATGAGTTGTAGAAGTAACTACATCAGCATAGGGTACAGGATTATCGTAAGCACCACCAGCAACAAGCCCAGCGTAGTGAGCCATGTCAACCATTAGCATTGCATCTACCGAGTCAGCAATCTCACGGAATCTTTTCCATCGAAGTTGACGTGGGTACGCGGACGCTCCCGCGATGATAATCTTGGGTCTATGCTCATGTGCTAGCCTTTCGACTTCTTTCATACTAATCCAACCACAAGTATCAACACCATAACTAACACAGTTATAGAGTTTGCCTGAGATATTTACAGGTGCTCCGTGGGATAGATGACCGCCACTAGCAAGATCCATACCAAGGATTGTATCGCCGGGCTTAAGGAACGCTTGGAATACAGCGGTGTTTGCGTTTGCGCCTGAGTGAGGCTGAACATTTGCGTATCCGCACTCAAACAAATCTCTGAGCTTTTGTATTGCAAGCAATTCGATTTCGTCCATGTGGTCACAACCATTATAGTAACGCTTGCCGGGATAACCTTCTGCGTACTTATTGGTAAACTCAGAACCACATAACTTCATGACCGCGTCAGATGCAAAGTTTTCTGAAGCAATCAACTCAATCGTCGTTTGTTGACGCTGGAGTTCTCGTTGGTAAATTTTATCTACTTCAATGTGCATGTTTTTCTCACTATAAGATTAAAGAAAGGTCCATTCGACCCAATATGTGATCATAAGCAGCCGATGCATTATCTGGACCTTCTATTTGTTTATAAGGAATTCCAAGAGTTTGGAATTGTTTTAATATGTCTAGATCAATCTGTACACTTTGTACTTCGTCTTGTGCACGACCATCAACTTCAAAGTTTTCACGAGCTCGAGAGAGCATAAAGTTAATGTTATCATACTTATTATAACACTCTAAAGCAAGCTTGTCAATAAGATCTGTATATAATGGGTCACCATAAGCTTCCCTATAGATTGGACTCAGCAGTACTGGAGAGTCTGTAATGATATAATCTACCTTATCAGCTAACCTCAATATCTTACGATGTTGGTGAGCTAATATCCAAAGTTGATCTGCCAGCATTGGGATATTTTCTTCCCATACACATTCTTTAGCAAACTCATCCGTGAGTTCTACTTTATAACCTGCCAACTTCATCTTATAAAACAAACCAGCTGCCGCTGTACTCTTACCCGAGCAGGGTCCACCATAAAAATTAATCACACGAGTTTTTTTCATATTATAAAAATTCCTTTTACGTCTTTTCAACTAACCAAAGAAAGTCATCCTCTACCTTCCAAGAGTTCGGACCAAAAAACTCAGTTACTGCTTGTTCAACAGTTGGGAAGTGAATATCATGTCCGATAATCATTCCACCCTTACGTACTTTTGGCGCCCATGCTTGAATGTCTCGAAGACATCCTTCATATCCATGATCTGCATCGATGAATACAAAATCTAGACTTTCATCTGGAACTTGCTTGGCAGCTTCGGTTGTGTAATCTTTGATGATTTCCGCTCGGCCGGGATAGCCTTGACAGAACCGTACCAAATCTTGATAGTAATGTTCATGATCCCACGAGTGGCCGTTTTCACCAGAAGTCCACTTTTCGGGTCCATTATTTTCTGGTTGAGGTGCGTATAGATCTACACCAATAAGATGTAGTCTATGGCATGTTTTAACGAGGTGTTTAAAGGTTTCGCCTAACCATACGCCGAGTTCAGCGCCTTTAGTCCAACCATTTTTACGAACGTATTTTTCGAGGGTGTTCCATCGATAGATGTTACCTCCATCATGACCTCGGTCACGTATTCGTCCCATATTTGTCTCCTTTTGTCGCTTTCATATATTTGCCGCACTCGCTAGAGTGAGAACTGTATCAAAATTCAAATAGTATTATATAACATTGTGGGCTGAATGTCAACCAAAGATCAAAGGAAACATAATATAAATTTGAAGTTAGACTGGGTTGTCAACCAATACTAAATCGAATGAAGATGATATAATCGTACCTGTATCTCCAGCTGCCACTACTTCAATATCAGTTTTTTCTGGAAATTTAAGCGGGATTGAATAATTTTGAGTATGATATCCACCCACTAAATCTATAATATCTTTTGTTCTAAATGGAGCATTACCATCAAGTTCTCTTGATTTCAAAAGCACAGTAGCTTTATTGTTCATTGGGGCACAACCAACATTCCAAGTTGTAAGATAACCAGTTTTTCCAGCAGGAACTGTATAAAGAGCAAGTTGTGTTTGACCTAAACCAAATGTTGTTCCAGATCCAACAGTTCCAATATCTGCTAGAACTGTACCTGTGCCGCCTGCACCAGTAGAAATTAAAACATTCCCTTCGTTTGTAGTGGTAGAACCAGCAGTGGCAACGAAGGCACGATAAACTCTTAAAAACTCTAAAGTTGTTGCTGCTCCACCTACAGTAACTGTTTCTTCTATTTCATTAAAGTTGTTATCTAATCCCAGAATTGTTATGGTTCTCGCACCGTCTCCACTTGCTGAATCTTCTAAGTCAGCACTATATGCATATAAGGTACTTGGAGAATCAACAGCAAGGTATTGATATTTGCCGCCGTGCATCCAAATTGTTTCTGGTGCGTTTCCTACATTTGGATTTCTACCAAATTTATGAATTGCTGCGTATCCATCTACCTGGCCCGCAGCAATAGGAATATTAGACGCAACACCAAACGAGTTGATAATGTTGCCATCTTTATCTGCGAGCATAAATGCTTCAAATAAAGTTTTATTGCCTTGTAAATAGGCTTGGTTGTCCTTATTCCAAATAGCCATTATGGTACTCCGTTAGCGTTTAATTGGTCGTAGAAGTTCTTATTTAATTCGCCTCGTAAAACAGTCTCACCTGTTTTTCTACAACTAACGTATGTCAGTTGAACCACGCCGGATGGTGGAGCATATGATCGTACACCGGCTGAATAAGTTCCATTAGCATCTGGATAAGTGTCTGCTGCCGTGGCAACATTATCATATTGCCATATTCCATTGCTTCCTGGTACTGATACAAATGCCATTATTTTTGCCATCCTTTAATGTATTCTGTACTAAAGTTTGCCTTGCTGAACTCTAATCTATCGACTAGTTTCAGAGCACCCTTGCCGATGTGGTCAATAGCAACAAAGCCTTCCTGACCTGTTACTTCAAATCCGTTCTTCGTTTTAAGTAAAGTACGAAGACCATCTACATGATTTAGCTTTTCGATAACCAGCATCTTGCAGTCAACTAAGAGGTTATACATCTCGAACACCTTTTCAATATCTTTAATATTACGAGGAGTAAAGATCTTAAGTGCAGTGTCAGCCATAGCGAGTTTCTTATCTTTAGTCGCTTGTTGCTTAACCTTATCTGCTTCCTTTTGAAAGTATTCACGAGTATGTGCTTGTAAGCCGACGACGAATGCTTTTGTATCTGTAATACGCTCACCATCACGGACTTTTAAATTGATATAACGATTAGTTCGCTCATTCAGTGTTTTGTTATTAGCAAACTCATTAAGTATAGGAGCCTTAGTACGTTGGAAAAGTGTACCGGCTTTTGATAGGATGTCTGTAATCTTTTTGGTTTCTGCTTTTGTAAATGTAGCATTACCGGATCGATCTTCGAATACTGCGTCTACATGCCAGACCGACGAGACTTGGGTGAGCTTAGTTGAGATTCTCTCTCCAAAACTTGCCGACATTGATTCAAGATCTGGTCCTGAGTATGTTGTGTGCCAAACCACACCGATTTTGGATCCTGTAATTTTCTTTCCGAGTCCGCTGTTTTTTGGTACCGCATAAACAATGGTATTAGGATGGAAAGTAATATGCGCTTCTCCATCAATAGTTTCTTCTTTAATATCGTCATCCGTATAGAGGAAATCACCTTGAACTACTCCTGTTATTCCGAGCTTACCGAACTCGGCCAGAGCAACTTTGAATTTGTCATTCAGTTCGCCACTCAAATCATTATCAATATCTGCGTTTGTCTTATATAGCTTTGGGCTCTTGTTGAATACACCTTTCTTTGCAACAAAGAACTTGCCATCGCCGGGATCGATACCGGCAAAGATTGCCGGTGCACCATCCCACTTTACTGATACACTTACAGGAGCCGAAGCATTACCTGCTAACATATCGCGTAAAGCACGAAGGTAATTAAATACATTACGTGTACCTTTAACTCCTCCATCGATAACTGCATCTTCAAGGTGAGTCATGTGCAGGTTTTTACCTGCTGCTTCTTCGAGGTACTGCCTAAATCCTATCATATTAGTTTGCTCGTTTTTGCTGCTTTGGCTGCTGGGAAAACTCCGATTCGAGCGTTCTCAATAAATTCACCAGCGACTCGAGCTCCTCGATCGCCAGTATATCGTGCGTAATAAATTGGTTCATAACCACCACTATCTAATATACTACCATTACTACCTTTGTGTGATGAAATGATTTCGTATGTAGTATTACCAGCAAGCTTCTTAAGTTTAAGAGTACCTTGATGGAATTCGTCTACGTTTTCAGCAGCAGGTTCGCCACCAAATGCTGTACCGTATACTGACATATTAATAATTGAAACATCTTTACATGGCCGATAAGCTGAGTTACCACGTTCTAATCCGTTTGGATATAGCTTCTTGAGGTCCATAACAAATTGTTTTACTTCAGGATTCTCTGAGAATGCACTATCGCTCAATCCACCATATTGCTGGAATTGGCTGGGCTTGGTACCTGCTTTATGAGATAACCAAGCAACCTCTTCACCTGTAGCATTAACAATTGAGAAATCGGACTTAGGAGCTCGTCGACCCTTTTGAGGAGTTGAAATGATACCAGCACACTCAACGGTACGACCATTGATTTGTAGATTAATGATGGGCTGATTCTCAGTTGCAAAGACTTTTTCTAATACTTTAGTAAAGTTTTTGAGATAAGCATCCTCAGCTGCAGTACCGGCACCAGCACCTTTACCACCAAACTCAGGCGTCTTTAAAAACTCTTTTGAGTAATTGACTCGAACGGGTCTCTTATTCTTGGTGTCAGTTCCAGTAAAGGTATCACGATATCCTCGCTTCTCCATACCTTTTTCGATATCATCTAAATGACCTCGGTCTAAAACGACAGCGCCCTTCTTAGTCAAGAAGGGTTCACCGTCTTTAACCTTTTGCACAAAGACTTGGGTCCGTGCACCACCACGTTTGGTAAGGTCAGAGTGTTTTAGATCAACATAGAGTTCATTAAGAAATTGCTTAAAGCTTAACATTGATGTCCCTATTATTATATAATAACTGTTTTAGCTATTTATAATTAATTGATTTGTACATCATCAAACACGGGGCGCTTTTTCTTATTGAGTCTCATGCCAATGTCAGTCTTGTCAAACACCGGACCACTGTCCTGATTTGAATTAGCACCTCCACTGGAACCTCCACCGTCGAGATTAATATTCTTCTGAGCGGATTCTTCAAGTTCGTAGATCTTCATCTTAGCTCGTTCAATACCAACCAAGAATCGACGATAGTAACCAAGGTCACTCCAACGATTTTTAAGTTGCTTGATCATAAGTTGACCGAGTTCGTCCAAAGCTTCAGATGTCACCAGACCGAGTATGCAATCTGCTGTATGAGTAATACCCATTGACTCGGAAGTATTAGTAAGATCAACGTCTGAATTACCATAGC